AGTCAAAGCGTCTTTCAACCACTCTTCTTTAGTTGCTGCGTTCTCATGAAGTGATGTTGGGTCATCGTGCATGATTGTCTGAATTGATGTGTAATCTTTTCCACCAGGTGTTTTAGATTTAACCAACTGTACAATAAGGTCTCTACCTTTATCAGGGTCAGTTACATCACCTTTCTGTCTCCAAATAGGAATGATTTTATCCAAGATACCATCATTTTTGTAATTGTGTTTGAAACGCCAGAATTTTACCCCTTCTTCTTCAGCATCACGGTCAATAACCTTCACGATGTAAAATTTACGTGATTTGTATTGTTTAGCCAATTCTTTGTCAGATTCTTTACCTGTTGACATAAGTTCTTCATGAACTTCATTCAAAGGTGAACGTTCGTTATCGTTCTTACCTGGGTCATAGAATTTTTGCCATTTACCACCCACTTGTAATTCATGGTACCAAACCTCTTTGAAAGGTGAAGAACCATCGGGTGTAGGAAGGATACGTACTCTACGTTGTCCTTGAGCTTGACCTTGTGGAAGGATACAAGCGAAATACTTTTTCATTCTTTCCTCTTGAGACATTTTGTTTGCGTCTCCGAAAGATTGTGTGTTTTTTTCGTACTGTGAAAGTACTGCGTCAAGTGAACTCATCATAATTTTGTTTTTTAGTTGTTTAAGTATAGGTTAATTTTTAGTGTTCGTCAAATTATTCGCCAAATAAAAAAGGGTCACAATGTGACCCCTAAAGTATAGTAAAATTTCTTTTAAAATCAACCCATCTTAAATGATGATTGGGTTGGTTCGTCACCGTAATTGTCAAATGTTCTTTTAATTTCAGAAGGTACAATTTGTTCTACTTCATCAGATGTTAAAACATATTCGTTTTTACCTGATTTTTCCATATCTTCTTGTTTGTCATTAAAGAAAGTTGAAAGTTTTTGATTAAATGGTCCACTATCAAGACTTCTTAATTCTAATTTTTCTTGAGACGTTTTTGGTCTGTATTTTTCAATTTTTTCTTCCATAGAATTTAATTTTTCAAATACTTGGTCCATATCATTCAACTTTGTTTGCATGTTTTCAATTTGTTTGAACATCATGTCAAAATATTCTTGTTGTTTGTTTTCAATACTTTTTTGACTATTAACTAAATCCGTAATATCCAATTCTTCACTATCAGAACTAGTATCATCACTTTCTTCTGATTTTCCCGCCGAATCAATTTTTTCAACTTCAGTATCTGTCGCAGTATCAATCACTTCTGGTTCCATTGGTGCCGTTGCTCCTAATGTTGGGTCAGCAGGTGCTGCAGCATCAGGTGCTGGTGGTGGAACATCTCCCGCAGTATCATCGGGTGCTGGTGGAATATCTCCAAGACCCGCAGCGTCTTGTTCCATAATATAAGAATTAATCTTATTATGTCTTTTTATTTCTTCAATTATTTTTCTATCTATAGCCATTTTAATTATCCATTTAATAATTGTTTAACACCGTGTGGAGTTTCAACTTGAACTCTTCTGTTTGTCTTAAGTGTATTGTCTACTCTTTCAATAAGACCATCTCTATCTCTTACAGTGTAGCAACTTCCTGTATCTAAGTCACAAACTTCGGTATAACCACCACCAGTATTTTTTTCGGTATATCTTGTGTTTTTACCAAGATAGTTGTCTAAATGTTGTTTAATATCCATAATATTTTTCTTAATAAATATATCTTAAAGGGTAAATAGTTTATAAACTTCACATTGATGTAATGCTTCGTCCGCGGCTTTTTTCAAATCATCAAAAGTATTTTCATTTGATTTAATCCATTTATCAATTTCTTCAGGTGTTTGGAATCTTTGTGTTGGCCACCATAAAATCCAAGTTGCAATCATATTGTTAATAATTGTTTCTCTTGGTTGGTTAACCCATTTTTTACCTTTATCATAAATCAAACTATTATTTGGTGTTTGTGAATTATAATAAGTTGATGAAATAAATTTTATTGAATTCTCAAAACTTGAGAATACTGCATATGGTGTAGATAAACCAGATTGGTTGGATTTACATGCGTATTGATTTGTAAGGTAAGTATTTCTACCACCATAAGATATTTGTGGGAATGGTAAACCACCCAATGGTGTTCCACCTAAATCGTGATTATAAGAATAAATTGTTTTATCGTCATGTCCATTTAAGTATGCGGTAAAGAATGTCATTAATTTTGTCGCACTATTTGAAACATTTGAGTTAATTGCTCTCGCAAAATCAGCAAACGTAATATTAGTAACAACATTATTAATACCATTAAATTTCCTATAACTTGGGTCAGCAGCAGCAATATCTTTATTACAATAAACCGATGGTGATGCTGTGTATTTAGCATTTGACTGAATACCATTTCCAATCGTAATAATATTAACGGTTGTTTGTGCCGTTGTACTCGCAGTTTCTTTTAATCTATAAATTGATTCTACTAACTCACCCAATAAATTTTGGTTAATTGACATGATTTGTTGACTAATAAGTGGTAACGAATAAACAGGCATTCTTGTTCCCGTAAAATATGTTTTGAAGTTTCCTGAATCAATTACGTGTTCAACTGATTGAATCATGTAGGGACCTCTAAACATTGGTACGTGTCTAAGATTAAAATACATTGTTGGTTGAATCATTACATTACCCAACGCCTCAACTCTACATTCATAACTTCTATTTTTATATAAGTTATATAAACTAACACTTTGTGTACTAACTTTTCTTCCTGAAGCACCCATAGCCATATCAGTAATAACTTTATTACCTTCGGTTGTAGCGGCTGCGGGGTTTTGGTCAAGTTGGATACTATAAAATATACCCTGATTTCTAGTTCCAAAATCAACGTTAAACGCAACTACTTTATTTGAAATATTCCAATCAGTCTTACCTTGTAAATTTGAAACAATTGGATTGTCTGAACTTCTTGTTAAATCAAAAGCATCTGTTCTCCATCTGTAGTCGGCATTATCTCTCATATCTAAGTGTTCACTTGGTTTACCAGCGTAATAACAAACTAATTTTGGTTGGGAGTTTCTATAATCGACATCTAAGAAAGTACCAAATAAAGAATTCGCCAATGATTCAGAAGATTCTGCGTTTGGTGCGGCACCTTGTTTTACATCACCGACACCCCAAAAATTAATATAAGCGGGTAATGGCATCATTTGGAATTGGTTATCGGCAATAATTCTACTTACAAAATCAATAACTCTTGTATCCATAGATGTGGTACCTGAGAAGAAACTAATAAGTTTGAAAACGTCAACTAATACTTTATCTCCAATATCTCTATTAGCTCTGTCTAAAAATAAAACATCAGAATATAATGTTTTATCAGTATATTCAGTTCCCGCAATCCACTTATCATTAAATGATTTGAAGGCTTCATAATATTCTAACTTTGGTTGATTTCCGTCAACTGCCGATAAAATTGGTTTTTCAACTACTTCGGTAACATTTGGTAATGTTTTTTGAAGTGAGAAAAATAACTGACCTAACACTTGATTGATTGAATCATTTTTTTCAACAAAATAATTATTTAATCCATCTGTAAAATCAGCCTTACTATATGTGTCATTTGGAAACTGTTCTTTTAGAATAAGTTTTTGTGTTCCAAATATTTTAATCATTGGGGCAAAATTAACAACGTTTGTTTGATTAAACTCAACATTCATTGTTGGAAAGAAATCGGTAAAATAACTTCCGTTATTACTATAAGTCATACCTGATTGTGTTGCGAATCCTACGTATGTGTACATCGCTTTCCACGCAGCCGTATTGTTTGCATATGATTGTGCGTAAGTTGTGGTTCCCCCTTGTGTTGGTAATGAATTTGGTACATAAGAATTGTATGTAAATTTATCCAATACATTACTTGGTGGAACTTGTAATGTTGTAAACGTACCAAATAACTTACGGTTAAAGTTACTTGGGTTCCCGTATCTAAATGTTTTATAATAATTTAAGAAGGCGTTTAATGTGTTTCCAGCATTTTTCATCTGAGATACAGAACATTGATTAACATAATCATTTGAATTGATTTGATTACTTACTTCAGGAATAAATAATAAACTTGTTATCAACGATTGGAAATTTGTATTTGTAGTTCTTCCTTCTCCAATATCAGTAAGTGTTAAATTGAAATATGATTTTGAGAAATTTAAGAATTCGGTTTCAAATGAATCCATAATTTCTTTTTTGAATGTTCCAAACACTTCCTCAATTTTTGTATACGTTTGTCCTAATTTGAAAGCATCTTGTCCTGTTTTACCAGTATATATTTCTTTCAAATATTCATCATACTTTGGTTTTGTAATACTTGGTAATTCAAAATATCCATAATTTGGTGCTGTCCAAAATGTTCTAACTGAACCATCTTGCACCGCTTTGTTATTCACAACTTCCTGTGTTAATGTCATACCAGTTGCGGTAACATTAAAACATTCACTTTTAACTTGATTTGTTAATGAACCAAAGGATGGAATAATCATTGTAGTATTATTCTTAAACCTATCTTTGATTTCAACTGAACCTGTACCAAAGTTAAATGTTGAATACCACGTATTATAGTTTAACACTCTATTAGGGTTATTTCTATCAAATCCTAATGGTGCTGAAATTTGTGATTTTTGGATTGTGTCCAAATTCAAACCTTTATTAATACCTAATTGTATTTGACTGTCCGTATAACCAGTAAACAAATCAACACCCGTTGCCATGAAATAAACATCGTTTATTACCTTTGGGTAAAAACCAACATTCATTGTTGTTGTTGTAATTGGAGTTCCTCCTGGGCTATTCTTAACCACAGAATTTTGTCCTACAACAGTAAAGTTAACTTGTTTTTGGTTCTTAAATTTGTACTCAGTATTTAAGTCAGATGTTGTTGGGTCATATAGATTTGCCGTGTTAACATTTGTCCATGTTGAGTCGATGATATCAACACCTTCTTCAATATACTTTTTATATCTATGCCAAATGGAACCATATTTAAGAATCCAAGCGTATGGTAATCTGTGAACACCCCCAAATTTAGTTAAAGTTGCGAAGATATAATCTAAGTCCTTATCTAATGTTTGGTCAGTTGCTGATGGAATGTTTTTATATTTTTCTCTTAACGTTCCCAATGGTAATGAATTTAACAACATGTAAGCGGCTTTAACATATGGATACTGTGTTCCGCTAAGTCTACTTAAGTTGATTGATTCTAATAAGGCGTTTGTGAACATCGGTGTGTTTAACAACGATGTTGTTTGATTAGCAATGAGATTACCAGTTTTGTTTTGATAAGTAATTGGTCCTTCAGTGATTAGGTAATCACTTGATATAGTTCTTGCTAAATAGAATGGGTCTAATAATGATGTACCCACTGGTTGTGTTAAATTTGAGAATTTACCATTAATAAATGGTACGTTTTCTTTTGTACTAAAAGGTTTGTAGTTACTAATAAATTTCTTATCGGGATTTAACACCAAACTAAGTGTTGTGTCATACCTATTGTTTTTTTGTGTAAAATTAGCCAAGTTCTTAGCCGACCACTGTTCACTTGTAAATGGATATAAGTCAGTAAAATCAGTTGTTGTTGATAACGAACTTTTCACATATTGGTCAATGTTTGTTAATGACTCAACATTCTTTGATGTACTACTAGTAGTGGGGGTTAAGTATTCAAATGGTAATATACTATAATCATCTTTTGTAATTGTTCTT